CGAGAGCTTTGAGTTGATCATCAAAAGTCATTTTTTCGCCGCGCACCCTAATTGGAATGTCAAGAAAAAAATGACCTTAACCTGCCGATTTTACAATTTTTTTTATGCCTCGCGTGCAAAAACCTAACCGGAAATTGCTGAGTTGCTCCCCTTTTTATTGCCCGAAGCAAACGATCTTCTTCAGGATTGCAGGTACTCACCAATTTTTTCCGCCAAAGTACGGTAAATCCGGCGGCACTCGTTTTCATCCTTTTCCAGCAAGGTCACACGGAACCCCTGCAGAGGCGTTGAAAAAGAGGAGAGCGGCACGATACAGATGCCGGTGGCAGCCAGAATATTATAGACAAAATGTTTGTCCAGTGATACGCCCGGCTGACTGACTAGATTCTGCACAAGTTCCTTGACCTCGCTGTTGGCTATCGGCAACGACTGGCGATGATTCAGCAGGCCGTCCTTGAAGACAACGGCCATATAGAAGGCACCATTGGTGCGGTTAACCTGTAATGATGGTATCTGGCTGAGATAATCGAAGGTGATATTGCTCATTTTTTCGTAACTTGCAATGCGCTTCGCAAGGTAGGAGGAATACTCCGGATGCCGGGTAATTTCCGGGAAGACCTTCTGGGGCAGTGTAGTCGAACAGACTTCGTTCATCTTGCCGGCCAGAATCACGTTGATGTACCTGAGGAATTGTTCATCCTTTTCGCCGTTATAGACTTCGATCCAGCCACAGCGGGAACCTGGCCAGGGCAGTTCTTTGGAGATACCCTTCAGGGAGATGGCCGGCACGTCACCGATCACTTCGCTGATCGGAACAGAAGTCTCGCCGTTATAAACGATGTTGGTGTAAACCTCGTCGGCAATAATGAACAGATTGTTTTCGCGGGCTAAAGTCACTATCTCTTCCAGAATCTCTCTAGTATAGACCATACCGGTGGGATTATCAGGATTAATGATCATGATCGCGCAGATCTTCGGATTGAAGCGGACATGATTGCGCATCTCCTCGATATCCGGGTACCACTTATCCTCGGATTTGAGACGGAACAGGGCCGGTGCCGCATGGGCATGGTCTATTTCACCCAAAGTATGAGTTGTATAGGAAGGTGACGGCATCAGCACTCGCGCCTCGGACTGCAGGCATCCGTAGATTTTGGCGATTGCATCTCCCAATCCGTTGAAGAATATGATGTTATCGGGGGTGATCTGTACACCGCCGCGACGGTTGGTGGTCTCACAGATGTACTCACGTGTTTCCAGCACTCCGCGCGTATGGCAATAGCCCCAGGTGGAATCATCCATGATTGCCTTGGTCACGATCTCCTTCATCCAGCCCGGAATAATTTCGCCCTTGACGATCGGGTCGCCGATATTCTCCCAGTTGATTTTTACACCATGTTTCTGGAGTTTTTCAGCAACGTTGACGATGTTTCTGATTTCGTAAGTTAACTCCCCGTATCCGGGTGGTACCAGCTCGATACGCATGTTTAATCTCCACAGCTACTGTAGTTTGAATTGTTGAAGGGTTGAATATAATATGCGACTAAGCGGGATTTGATGGTAATGGGCGGTATTAGGTGGGATATTTAATGATTATGATGGGATAGATGTGTGGGTGGTGTGGTTTGGGCTTTTTTAGTCGCAAAATATCTTACGATGAAAACAGGGCTTAGTGTAATGCATTTTGCGACTGTTTTCCACCTTATAAAAAATACACTCCAAGCTTCATTATTGTATAATATATCTTCCGAACTCATCTGTCAATTGTAAAATTTCATTTGCGGATTTATTGGGGAGTTCTTCGGCAGGTTCTGGCATGATAACAGGCTCAGGATGATTACTTTTTAGGCCATACATAAGATTTGAAAAGAACGTGGGTTTATATCCACACCTATTGCAGCGCCATCCTCCGAATCGTATTGAAACCAAAATCCATATAATCACCCAAAATCCGCATGTAAAAAGAGAGAGAAGAAAATGCAGAATATGATTAGGCCCCTTACGGACCATTAAAACGTTTTCCTGACAATGATGGCAATATCCCCTGGAATATTCGGTCCCCATTTTTTTACTCCGAAATTAAGAGACTTAGCTTAATTGAAATACGTTGTTTTCGATTACGTTCCTCACATCTTCAGAGGTAACTTTAAACCCTGTTTTTCTGGTAAGAACCGTTCTAATCTTCAAAATCACATCTTCAGTCAGGATTGCGTTAACTATATTATCATAGCAGAGTGCGCTGATTTTACGCCAAAGATCGTGCAAAAGATTTTTTCGAGACATTCCATTCTTTGAAATTAGATAGAAATAATAAGCCTCTTCTTCATCTAACCCGTCCACCAGTTCTATTGTAAATACCAGATCCGTCTCAATCCTATCCCCTGTCGAAATATGGTATAACCGCCATACAATACCGTTAGTTAAAACCACCCATTTAATACCGGATTGTGCCCCATATGATGTAGCCTGAAAGGTTTGCTGGTCCCTGAGAGCCATCCCCATTCTTTTGGCTTCAATAACTATAACATCTTGATTGTTAACAGATAAAATATAATCAGCCTTTCTCCCTTCGACTTTTTGTTCTGTTTTTATATCCTCTATTTTATAACCGAGGATATTTTGAAGTATCTGATCAATAAGCAGCCGGGTATCGCTTTCATTATCATTTCTTTCAAGAGAGAGTTTGAGGCGAGGGATCATTTCATTCGCTGCCTGCCGGATATCCCGGATATGTTCTTCCATTACCTCTTTTGGGGACTTTCTTTTTTTCCTGTCATCCTCTCCTTTTCTTTCTTCATGCTCCTCCCCCAGGTCAACGGTTAAAGGCTCGCGCAGGTGCTCTTCGATTATGAAAATATTGTTACATTTTTTACACCTTGCCCTTGCGCCTATCATTTCAGGCTTAATTTTATATTGCTGTAAGCAGTCGTTATTATTGCAAATAGTGTACATAGTTACGCTCCCGATTCATGATTAGTCATGCGCATTGTTTATAAATAGGGACTCTGTACGGGTTGATGTAGATAAAACTGTGGTACTGATCTTTAGCTGTTTTTGTTATTGTGACCCGGGCTTGGATATTCCCCCCGGATTTCGTCTTAATCTGGACGGGCATATCCTCTATATACCCCTGGCGATCCAAATAGTTAGCTAAAAATCTGTGGCACTCGTTATGGGGGCAAAGGGTCCTGGGGTCCAAAGAGGCCAGAGACTCGCAATATCCTAAGAGGCTGGCCAACTCCGGGTCGTATCCCACTATGTGGCTGTGATCCACCAGTGCGTATAAAAAGTTCTGCTCCGGCCTCAGATACCTCCTACGCTCACAGAATGTCAAGCTTAAGATGTTTTTTTTCCCTCTCCGGAAAGGGCCTCAGGTTCATCTATTTTTTCTTTTGCCTCAATAATGTCCTCAATCTGCCTGCCCAGGGCCTCTTTGTCAACCCGCGAGGCCTCGCGATCCGCTAAGTATCTGGAAAGTTGCGCCTCCAGAGATGATACACGGTCTTCCAATGATGATGTTTTAGCCTTAAGTTGTTCATTTTCCTTAATAAGATTAGAGAGTTCCTTTTCTCTTCTTACCGTCTTAACAACCGTATTAAGGTTGGCCTGAATCGCGGTAATAATCCCATAATCCTGGCAATCAAAGATCTCTTTTAATTGAGACACAGCCTTTGCGAATGAATCAATTGAAATATCAGGCTGTTCTTCAATTACTGGCTTAATCTCAATACCTTTTTTCTCTCGTTTATCAATATACTGTTCTCCTTCTCCAGTCAGGAGCCAGTCAATATTAACCCCAAATTTAGCCCTAATGGCGCTCAGGAACGCAGACCCAGGCGCAGAATCCCCCGCTTCCCAACTTTTAACAGCACCTTGACTGGCCCCTATCATCTTACCAAACTGGTCTTGAGATAGGGAGCCTTTTATTAATTTTATGCGCTCAGAAAGGGACATTTCTAGCCGTTTTTTTACTTGATAAAAAAAAAGATTTTTATCAAGCGGTTTATCAGGTGAGTATCTTTAAGGTTTTAAATAATAATATCAATAGATTATATATAAAAAATCTTAATAAGTAAAAAATATTTTATCAAGTAACTTTTTACTTGACAGGCGTAAAAATAAGTCATATTTTACTAGTCATGGTAACTTACCAAAGAGTTCCCAACCATGATTAAAAAAGCAATGTCTATTTCAAAGTTTTTTCGTACGTCATTTTTAGTTAGGAGTTGATTCATTGAACACATTACCCGCTCAGCTAAGCCTGTTTTCGTCCATTTCATTAAATCCCACGTACGAGATCAAGAGGCAGATGCGGATTGCGATGGCCAATTCCAGGTTGTCCAGGGATGAGATAGTGGACGCAATAAATAAGATCTCGGTCAAAGAGGGTATGAGGCAGGCCATATCAAAGAGCAGCCTGGACAATTGGACTAAGGATAGCGCCCCTGACCGGCTGCCGTCTCTGCCCTGGCTGACGATATTCTGCAAGGTCCTGGGCACGGTGGCGCCTATTGCGGCCATGATCCGTCCGATCGGCGGGGCAATTATAGATGAAACGGATTTGAGGCTCCTGGTGTGGGCCAGGGCCGAGAGGGACAAGAAGCGGGCCACGAAAAAAGCGCGGCTTGCTGAACAGGAGTTGGAGGGCTTTTAGAGATGGAATCGGAAGATTATCGCAGAAAGAGAGAGGCGGACATCAAGAAGAGGCTTATTGATTTGCAGACGAGAGGGGAGCGGACCAGTAAGGGAGAACCTATATCTCTAGCCGCGATTGGTAGGACCCTTGATCCGCCCGTGCAGAGGCAGGCGGTGTACCTGGTTATTCAGGGGAAAGCTGAAAGCCGGAGGATTAAAGAGGCTGTTGAGAGGGAACTGGGAAGCCCCTATTGGATACGGAGGAATGTGGCATGATGGACCCGGCCATCCAGCCTGAAATACAGCGATATCCGGTTTATTGCGCGTGGTGCCTCGAAAAAGGGCTGCTAACTCAAGTGTCGTTATCGCCCTGCGAGCATTCTCACGGGATCTGTCAACCATGCGCTGATGCATTGAGATCACAGATAAAAGATCTGGAGGCATCGAGATGAATTCAACCTCCGCCTCCTATTCTCTCACTAATATGGCCGGGCTGTTAGGCGTGTCCAGGCAGGCTATTGACGAGCGGGCCAAGAAAGAGATCTGGCCGTGCGAGATTGTTAATAAGCGAGGGGATCGGCGTTTTGCCCTTACCGCTCTTCCTGTGGACATCCAGAAGGCCCTGGCGGAAAAGGCCTCACTCTCCCCTACCCTGATCCCTCAGCTTGCTCCGGAGGCGGCGCTTGTTGTGGCCAATAAGGTCTTTGACATCAAACCCCAGAGGTTTGGCTCTCTTTATAATAATGATGCGCAGGGGGATTTGAGATTTGAAATCTCAAACTTGAAATCAGATTTGAAATCAGACCTCTCCTGGACAGGGGAAAACAGCTTGTCTATGGATGTGCTGCGGGATCCGAAGGTCGCTCGTTGGGCCAAGATCCTCCAGGAGGCCGAGGCGGCGCCTCTTGGGTGGAAAAAGAGAAAATGGGTAGAGGCTGTGGCCAATAAATATGATGTCAGCGCCTCGCAGATCTACCGCAAGCTCTCCGATTATCAGAAAAAGGGCCTGACGGGCCTGCACCATACAAAAAGCAACAGGGGATGCGCCAAGAACTGGACAACGGAGGCCCTGGACTGGTGGATAGGCCTGGTCTTAAAACGCGAGCACAGGAAAATCGCCAAAGACGCCCTCTACGCCATCCTGCGGGAAGAGGCAACAAGGCGCGGGTGGGCGATCGGCGGATATGAATCGGCCCTCTGGTGGCTCAAAAAGCGGATAACTCCTCAGTTGCTCGCCCTCCAAAACGGCGGGGCTCGGGCGCTTGACAACCTTTTACCTCCGGTGCTCCGGGATTACTCGGACCTTGCGCCCTTCGAGCTCCTGGTGGGTGATCAGCACAGGTTCGATTTCTGGGTGATGGATGATGAGACAGGCGAGGTGTTCCGTCCTGAAGGCTACTTCTGGCAGGACCTGCGCACCCGCTGCATCTATGGCGGGGCGCTGGACAAAAAATATGACTCTTACCTCTGCGGCCTGGCCCTCCGGATGGGCCTCAAGATCTTCGGGGCCTTCGGCAGCATTTACACCGATAACGGCAGGCCTGAGCTGTCCCGCTACATCATGGGCATAATGCGCGACATGGCCGCCATCGGGCTCAAGGTTGACCGTGAGGTGGACATCCCCCTTGCGGTTGACGCAGACGCGGACGAGATAAACCCCTGTGTGCTACTTCCCGGCACCCACAAGCTTGCCATAGTCAAAAACGCAAAGGCCAAGATGATCGAGGGCACCTTCAACATCGTGGAAGGGATTCTCCGCGACCATTTCCGGGTTCCGGGTTACGTAAAGAGACTCACCGCCAGTGGTGATGAACAGGACATTGATGAAATTGAAAAGGAGCGGCTGGCCAGATCCGGGCAGCTCCTCACCTTCTGGGAATTTGCAGGCGTGCTCTTTAAGGCGATGGACTATTACAACGGCCAGAAGGCCCACAGGGGGGTATTGAAGGAATGGAAGTGGAGGCCGAAACCCAGGGCCGCGACGCCTATGGAATGCCTGGCCGCATGTTATGCCGACGGATGGAGACCCGGAAAGGTGTCGGATGAGGCCATTGACCTGATATTTCTGCCCAGGGCCGAACGGATTGTTGACCGGGGCCGGGTGCATTTCAGGGGCGAGATATATGAGCATGAGAAACTGATAGGTCTGCACAAGGAAAAGGTCGAGCTGAGGTTTGACCCGCTTGACCCGGACTGGGCCTTGGTTTTTGCAGGGCAGGAGTTTATCTGTAAGGCCGGGCCCGTGACCTACAGCTCCATGAAGAATCAGAAGCTTGCAAGCGGCAAGATCGAGGAAAAGGCACGCCGCCGCAAGGGGTTTATTTTGGAATACAGGGCGCTTACATCAAAGATCCCTGACTTTCTGGAGTACAGCAAAACTCCTGAGATTGAAAAGGCCGCGGCCCTTATCGGGAAAGAGGACAGAAAACAGCTTGCCGAGCAGAACGAGGTCTACAGGGAACGGACGGCAGAGGAACTTGCCAGGGACGTTGAAATGATCACCCGGTTTGAAGAGGAAAAGAGGCCGGTGTTCTCCTACCCGACCGACAGGCACCAGTGGTGCATGGATCAGTTGAGTCTGGGGATTGAGCTGGAAGAAAAAGACCGGGAATTTGTCGCGGACTACGAGGCGAAGCTGGAACCGGAGATCAGGGTCTACTGGCAGGGATACAGGGATACAATGGGAATAACGTTCATAATGCCTCGCGCAGAGGCGCAGGGACGCTGAGGAGATATTTATGAAAGACTTTTTTATTGAGACGCAGAATTTTCAGAGGTTTCAGTCCCTTGTGGGGGAGCTGCTGTCATCTACTCACGGGGTTGAGATAGCCGCCGTCACAGGCCGCGCAGGCAGGGGCAAGAGCTCCGCGGCGGAAAAGCTTTTTGTTTCAAACCCCCATATAGTTTACGTACTCTATAAGGAAGACGACAGCTATGGAGACCTGTTGAGGGAGATCACCTTCAGACTTGGCGGGGCACGGCCCAGGATCAAACAGCAATGTTTTGAGATCATCAACGCTGAGCTCGCAAAACACAGACGACTGATCATGGTGGATGAGGCGGACCGTATGCCCATGAAGTGCCTGAATGGCCTGCGGAATATCCATGACATTACCAAGGCGCCTATCCTGCTGATAGGGGAGGACATATTGAGATCGAAGCTCGCCAATGAGCAGCGCATAATCAGCCGCGTGAGGGATATCCTGCCCTTTGAGCCGGTGGGCCAGCCTGATATTGTGATTTTTTACCGCAAAAATCTGGATTTGGCCATAAACCCTGAACACGCGGCAAAACTGTTGAGGCATTCCCAGGGGGACTTCAGGGCCGTGATGACGGACGCCGTATATTTGGAGAGGATTATGAGGACCAGCGGATTGTCCGTAATTACCGAGGCCGTGGTTGACGAGGTCTGCAAACGCCAGTTGGTCAAGGACAGAAAATGGGTATAAGCGTTTATCAGGTTGAAGCCGCGGCGAAACGCCTTGGGACCTTTACCCGGGACTATATCCTGGATGCCGTGGGTGTGCAAACTTACGCAGAGGGCCGCGATGTCTCCAGGATATTGCGGGATCTGCGAAAATGCGGCGCCGTCATTATGGCGGACGGCGTAATGCATTATGTCTCAAATGATGACCGTAACGGCAGGTTGATCAATAAAATATACAGGGCCATGCACCGCAGGGGGGTGTTTTCCAGGAGCGAGGTCATCAAGCTTTCGGGCGTGCATAAAAGCAGCGTTCGCCGTGCGTTTATAGAGATCGAGGCCCGGGGGGAGATTGAGAGGATCGGGATGGAAAAGGGCCTCAAAGGCAGGGATGAAGTCAGGTACCGGGTTTGCGATCCGGACGGGTTTTATTTGAAGTATGTGAAGTAGAAAACAAGGGTTCCAGGGGTCAAGGGGCCGAGGGGTCGAGAGGATTTATGGTGAAACAGTCGCAGAATATGTTTCAGAAGAAGCGCCAGGGGTTGCTGGCTATGGTGCATATTGCGCTCAAGGAGCTGGGCATTGATGACGGCGATTACCGCGACATCCTCAAGAGGGAATTCGGGGTGGCAAGCGCCGCCGCCCTGTCCGAAAGGGAGATGGGAGACCTGATCAGGCGGTTTAAATCGAAAGGCTGGCAGGCAAAGGGCGGGAAAGTTTGGAGGCCCAGGAACACGGAAGGCCAGCTCCGGGCGCTGAAAGAGCGGGCCAGGGCCTTGGCCGCGGATATTGAAAACGGTGAGCAGAGGCTTGCAGGCCTTTGCAGGAAGATATGCGGGGTGGATAAAGTTGAGTGGTGCAAGGATGTTGAGAAGATTAAGAGGCTGGTTGTCGTGTTAGGGAAGATCGGGGGGAAGAGTTGAAAAAGTTAAAGGAGTTAAAGGAGTTGAAGGAGTTCGAGAAGGGTTTTCACTTTTAACTGTTTCAACTTATTCCACTACTTCAACTCAAAACCTTTGTTGTCAACAGATGTACCCGGGGCTGTGTTCCTGGTGCAGGGGCGAAAAATGTTTCGCCCGTACAGAAAGGTGAAAAGATGAAAACAGAATTATCGCGCGGAGACGCGGAGACGCGGAGAAAGGATTTTTTCTTTTATGTCGGGGAATTGGAGAGCGAGGGGTGCTTTTGCGGGCGGCAGAAACAATCGGGCAAGGCCTTTTGCTTTAAGTGCTTTCGGGAGTTGCCTTTTGATATGAGAAACAGCCTCTACAAGCAGATCGGCAACGGGTTTGAGGCGGCCTATGATGCGGCGGTCAATTAGCTGGATGCTTTTCATTAAAAAAAGGGGCCAAGGATTCAAGGGGCCAAGGGGTCGAGGGGAATAAATGAAAACCATTGAGATCAGCGTGCCGGTTACACCCAGTTTGATTCAGTTGTTCACTTTCAAGACAGCCAGGCTTGCGGCCAAGGGTCTTGTTGATTGGCTTAAGGTTGCTAAGCCTGGGGATGAGATAACCGTGAAGGTTGCGGAGAGGCCGGAAGAGTGAAAGCGTTAATAATCTCATGTGCTTTGATGTTGCTCGCGGCCTCCGGTGTGGATCCGGCTGTGCCTCCTGAAGGGACGGCGCGGCTGGCCCCGGACATCATTAAGCAGGCCCACCGTTATCATGGAATCCTGGTGTCAGAGCAGGATGTGAGGGGGAACTGCTGGTTTTATCGGGACGGCGTGAGGTGCAGATTATTGAGCGAAGCCTTTTTGACCTGGTACCGGGGGAAACGATGAGTGAAAAGCTGACCTGCCCATTCTGTGAGCATTCTATTGATGTGGACATGGTTGATATGGCGGGGCTCTGGAAGGAAAAGGCGGATCTTGCCTCACGGCTGGGGTCCCTTTGGCGGCTTGCCAATGAATACCTGGATTCCTTCAGGTCGGCTCCCGACAGCAGGCTTTCTTTGAAGCGCCGGGTGAGACACCTTACGGCCATTGCGCACCTTTGGGAGACAGGGGAGTTTGAGTTCAAGGGCAGGAGGTACCGCCTGGACAGGGCCGTGATCCGGGACGCCCTCGCCAAGGTATGCGAGGCCGGAAAGTTCGGGTTCAGCGACCATAATTACCTGAAGGTGATCATGGTCAAGAATGCGGAGCGCGTAAGCGCCGAGGGGTTGACGGCAAAGGAAGAGGCGGCCAGGGAGGAAAAACGCGGGTTACGGGTTACGGAACAACCCGTAGGGGCAACCCCCCGTGGTTGCCCGGATGGTTCCCGTGCCTGCCCTGATCCTGACAAGGAAGAATTTAAAAAACGCATCAAAGACATTACCCAAAACATCGGAAGGAGGATGCCATGAGACTGGAAGACCTGGGGATTGACCCCAAGACCGGGAGGCACGACAAGCGCCTGACGCAGGCGGAGAGCAAATTCGTGGGGATTTTGTGGGTTGTTCATGTGGGGCAGGACAATATTATCTCCGCGGACCTGCTTGCCATCCAATATTTTGTGGGGTTCGGCCAGGATGTTGATCAGTTTCTGGCTGGGCATGACAGGGCGACTCTGGAGGAATGGAAGCGGGATATCAGGCGCATGCAGAACCATCTGCTGATGGATCATGACAATATTCCGGGTTTGTCCAGGGCGGGGGTCGGCGGCGGCTACTGGATAGCGGACAGCGATGAAGAGGCGGCCCAGTTTTATGACAGATTCAGAAAACGCGGCCTGACCGGGATATACAAGGCGGCCAGGGGAAAAAAGGCGGCCCTTGTTGACATGGTGCAGCAGATGACTTTTGAGTTCGAGGAGTTGCAGGATAAGACACCTCCCCTGGCCATCAAGAGGGAAAAGGCGGCGCCGGCATTGCCTGCGCCTGTCGAAGTAGTGGATGCGTTTTTGAGCAGGATGCTCAAAAACCCGGAGAAATTTTCGGACGGGCTGAAGATGATCAGAGAAAAATACGGCTCCGTGCTGATGCCCAGGGAGCATGTTGCGGCGTTAAAGGCCAAGGCCGCGGAATTGTCGGCTATGGTTGCGGGGCTATAAAATGTCTCACACAGAGGCACAGAGATAATTTAATGAAATTAGAGGTATAACATGGGAATACCAAGGCTTAAGATGAAAACTGAGTTAAATTACAGACGCGGCAGTACAGCCCATTATTGCAGTCAATGCAATTTTTACGTATCGAAATTTGATGTCAAATTGCTGGATGGAACGTCCAGTGGCATTGTACAGCCAAGATGTAGGGTTATAGGACTTCGCAACAGCAGGAGGTACCGGATCAATCCAGAAGACATCTGCGATAAGTATGACAACAGTAAGTATATGTCGCGCTTACTGGGCTGCGGGGGTAGATAAGATGTTCACCTGCACACAATGCGGGGGGCTGCCTGTAACGATGTCGAAACGGGCGTGCATCGCAAGACAGCAAAAGGCCAAAGAGGCCGTGGACGCCACGGGCAGGCATGTCTGGCGGCATCTGCCCATGTCGTTTGATAATTGCATTGATTGCGGACAAGGGAGGAAAATTATGGAAGAACAGAAAAATAAGTGTGAAGAGGGAAGTGTGAAGGGTGAAATAAAGGAAGAAATCTCTTCCCCACTTCAAACTTCATCGCGCACCTGCCGCAAGTGCGGTGAGGAAAAACCGGAGACGGAATTTTACCGTACCGGCCAGGGACGTATGGAATGGATGTGCAAAAAATGTAAGATGCGCCGGGCGGCGGAGAATAAAAGACGAAAAAAGCCAGACCCTGACGCTGATATCCCGGCGGTGCGGGAGGCGAACGGCAACCCGCGATTAAATCCGGTGCTGCCACCCTCATGGGGGACAATGGGCGAGGGAGATCCGGTGCCCGTCCTTCAGTCTTCACCCTCCACCCTTCACCTTTGTCTTATCAGGTGGGCGGCGACCATTACAAGGGGTTTGCCATCCAACCGATAGAATTTTCCGTGCGGAATGGATTGGGATTTATCCAGGGCGATATTATTAAAAGGATATGCCGGTATAACAGGCCTGGCGGAAAAGGACGGGAAGATCTGGAGAAAATCCGGCATGAATGCGAATTGTTGATGGAGCTGGAGGGTTAACGGGAGCAGAGCGCCCCGGCGACCCGGGGCGGCAGATAAAATGCAACACTACTTAGATACATATCGCGTGATCAGCTCTAGCACGAGGCCCTGCATTGTTTTGCCCTCCAGGGCTGCTTTGGATTTTAGATCCCGGCGGATGGACTCCGGGACGTTGCGGATGATGATGGCGGACTCTTTTTCATCCGCTTCGTTTTTGTGGATTTTTGCGGCCCATCCCTGGGGGCAGGACATGTGTGAGGCTCCGACACGGAGTGTGTACACGCCCGCCGTTGATAATGCTACGTTACCGTATACCCCGGCCTGGTGCTTGGCCGGGTGCTCATACAATTCATTCGATTTCCATTTTTCCATCTTTTACTCCTACCCGCGTGCCGGATGCGCGGCCCCCGAAAAAGAGCTAATCATTGATGCCGTAATCTGCGTCCCGTTGCGTTTGGTGCAGGGCGCGGTGAAACTTGATCATAGGATCATTGCTGTAGTGTCCGCAATCCCCGTGGCACCAGGACTCGCATGCAAAGCAGTACCCCGTTTTCTTTTTGGCTTCCCTCGCCGCCTTGCGGGCGGGCGCGGCCTCGTACTCAGCGCGGGCTTTAGCAATTTTGGCCATTATCTCCCCTGCGCTCTGACAGGGCTGATCCACATCGTATCCGCTGCCCAGCAGGGCCATGCACTCCTCAATAATCTCATTATCAGGCCGGGTGATATCGCCCTCCCACTCGCAAGGGGAGTAGTCCCCCCATCCGCGGGACGACAAGTATATCTTGGTTACCGCAAGCCGGGTCTGCTCAGCTTTCGCCGAGTGGCTGGCCCATTCCTTGTCTCCGCCGGCCCACAATCCGTTAGGATTATGCCCCAGGCGAGTGAAATATATGTCAGGGATTTCGCTCCACCTCTGGGAGCGTACCAAAGCGACAACACGCTTTTTTTCCTCGGGATCATTAATCCCGAGGATAGGGGAACCGCTGTACCACAGCGTACCGTCCGCTTTAATGCTAATGCTGGGTCCGGGGAGCATCAGCTTTACTTCAGTCCCTTTTACGATCCTCAAATATCCGTTCATTTTTTTTACCTCCATTGGTTGTTAGTCTTGATTGTAAGATACATCTTTGCAATCAAGATGTCAAGGGTTTTTTTAAATTATTTTCAACTTTTTTTTACAATGAAATCGGCTGAACGACGAAAAAAACGCTTGACAATTGCTCATGAGGTGGAATTGTTGATGGAGCTGGAGGGTTAACAGATGGAATATTTAGAGATCGAAAGGCATGAAATGAAACCTGACATTTATGGCGGCAAAAATATGGATGAGCATATCCCGATGTGGAACAGATATGTTTATGGCGACATGGGCGATGATACGGGTCCTGATCCATTAATTTTTGACCCCAAAGATTATCCGCCCGGAACAATTATCCAGGTTAGTTCACCTGTTTGCCCAAAGTGTGGCGAGGTGTATGAAAACTGCATGGTCCGATGGCAAGACGGAGCCTGTAACTTTGACTGGACTCAGTGGGCTGAAGAACAATATTCATAACCATCAATATATTAAGGATGGCAGGGCACATCTAAATAATGAAAAAAACGCTTGACATTTTGAACCAAATGGGAGCAAGGTGGGGACGCTTAAACTTACATGGCGGCCGTCGCCCCCGTCTAGGGCGTTTTTTATTTTGGTTGCCAATTATTGTCCTGAGACTCCCCGTTACCGCGAGGGCGGGGGCGCTTCCATGTAGGCGTAAGCAAGTCTCAGGCTTTTTTTTGCCATCTAATGGGGAGTCAACGGGCCGCTTAAAGTACATGGAGGTATAGATTATGGGAAAAGTTGTAAAATTTGAGGCACATGGTAAGAGGTATGACCTTTCCATTATGGACATGGAAGGGGGCAAATGGGTTCCTTCGCAGCAGCTTGCAGAGGCGCTCGGAAACACCAATATCAGGAAACTGATGAGAGCGTTACAGGAACGTGGTGAACTCCGTGAAGGAAAACACTGGTGTAACGTATCGTTACATCAGCCTGGTGATACTCAGGCCAGGGTAAGAATTCTATTATCATATCGTGGTGTTATCCGTGTTGCCATGCATAGCGAAGGTGCGCGTGCCCGAGAATTCCGGGACTGGGCGGAAGACGTCCTTTATCAGGTGATGATGACCGGGCACTACGAAGTTGAGCAGGCCTTGCCCACGGCTCTTGAGCAGGCTCACTGCGCAGGGCTGCGCCAGGGGCTTGCCCTCACCAAAATAGCCGCCGGTCACAGCATGCCGATCGAGGCGCTTGCAAGGCTGATCCGGTTTCGCAGGATGGGACTTACACAGTCGGAGGCGGGCGTCCTGTTCGGTTGTAGCAAATGGAAGGTGCAGGAAATCGAGGCGGATCTGAGAGAAGCCGGCGTGCATATCAAACCCATCAACGCAATGCAACGCGACAAAGACCTTCTGACGGAACTTGCGGACATTCTCGCGCCCGCGGCCCTCACCCCAGCCCTTTCCCAGGGAGAGAAGATCGAAAGGGGGTGCTGCTGATGGAAGATAGAATTGAACGGCTGTATTCAAACAGGGACGCGGCGCTCACTATTCTGAACCGGCTCCGCGGCATGTTCGGCGCGATCAATTATCTGCTGGGCGTAAGGGCCAAAATTGAAGATCAAGAGGCGGAGGATTTCGGTTTGTGGTTCTCCGAGCTGGACGAACGTTTGAGTGATGCAATTGACGCGCTTGAGGATGTAGGGGCGTAGAGGATACTAAGGCCAATGGAGGGAAAAATGGGGCTGAAACAATTCAGGTGCAAAAATTGCCATAAGGTTTTGTTCCTATTTCGCGGCAAGATAGTTGATATCGAAATAAAGTGCCCCAAGTGCAAGAAAGTCCAAGAACTAATTGGAGAAAAAGCTTGACAAAAAATTAGGGTTCTTTAAACTGTTCGCAGCTATGAGAGCGCCATTGAGCGCCGTTGGTTGCTGAACCCACCTGTTCAGTGTTGTTAGAGGCTCAAGAAGCCCGGTTTCTTCGGACAAATGTCCGGAGGGCCGGGCTTTTTTATTTGGGGGTTTTGAAATGCAGAACATCGAAATCCGATACATCAACATCGAAAATTATTTGAGGAACATCATGAAAAAAACAGCCCTGAACACCCTGCGTCTCCGCGTCTCTGCGCGAGGCATCTTCATATCAATAATAATGCTGGTCCTTGTCCTCCTGTCCCAAAATCAGGCAATGGCGGCACAGATATCAGTCACCTGGAATCCGGTCGAGGGGTGTAATTACACATTGCACTACGGCAATGCCAGCCGGGCATACACCAAGACCGTGGAGGCCACGGAGACCGGGTGCGCAATCAATCTCCCTCCGGGCGTCTATTACTTTGCGGTGACGGCACACTGGAAGGACTGCCAGCACACCCTGTGTACCAGCGAATTTTCAAATGAGGTGTCCTTGATGCTGTCCGATGCGCCAGAGATAGTGACCCTGGCGTTCAGTCCGGGAAAATGACCCGCGCGGATCTCGGAGGCGGCAATGAGATCATGTTTGCAGCATGTTTTAAACTCAGGGCATGTTTTTTGTAGACTTCGCGACCTTGGATTATCTACACGGATATCTACAAAAATATGCCGTGTATATGATCTAATGACGCGGAGGGTGCTTTATTTCAGGCTTAAAAGAATATAGGGCCTATAGGACATATTTTTTCAAGGAAGCTGTAGATAATGGATGACCGGTTTCTGAAAATTGTAGACAATCTGTTGATAACCGAGGGCGGGTATGTAGATGATCCCAAGGATGCCGGGGGTGAGACCAGGTTCGGGATTTCCAAGAGGAGCTACCCCGCCCTCGATATTAAAAACCTGACCAGGGATGAGGCTGTAAATATTTATTACACCGATTTCTGGACCATGTATTCCTACGGCAAGATCCGGAACGATAGCCTGGCGGAAAAGGTTTTCAGTCTGTCGGTCAACATGGGGCCGTTCAAGGCGCACTTGCTTTTGCAGGTGGCGCTTAATTTTACCGGGCGGCAGGTGCTCATTGACGGATACCTGGGGGCTGTGACTTTAAAGGCGGTGAATGATCACCCGTCGCCTGGCTGGCTTTTGGCCACGTACAAGATCGAGGCCGTCAAGCACTACCTGAAACTGGATAAACCCCGTTTTGACCGCGGGTGGATTTTGCGGGCGGTGGCATAAGGAGGACGGAATATGGATAAGATTCTGGAAAAGATTGGTGTCCTTGTGGACGAGATCACGGACCCGGACCGGATTGAGAAGATACTGGAACTGGCGGTCAGGCTGATCGAGGCATACTCAAGGATAAAGGCCATTTAAGGATATGGAAAAGCAATACTCGGAGATCAGGCCTTTGATGAAATCCGGAGACTGTCTGCTGTGGAGGTCGAGCAGCTTGCTGGGGAGGCTGATCCGGGTTTGGTCAAAGGACTTCAACCATGCCTCGATCGTATTGAGCCTGGATGCGTACCGGAACTTGAAAGACCGGCGGTGGCAGCTGGAGGCCCTTGAACACGGGACTGTCCTGACGCTGATATCCCGGAGACTTGAAGGTTTCAGGGGGGAAGTCTGGTGGTATCCGGTGAAAGAGATCTACGATCAGAACCGCGGCCTGGCCGAATCGTGGGCGCTGGATCATGTCGGTGTCGGGTATGACTATCAAAGCCTTTTCCGCCAGGCGTTTGCAACAGTGTCAGCCAATGCGAACAGGCTTTTTTGCAGCGAGTATTTTTATCTGGCGTGGAGCTACGCGACCGGATCTGATTTCGGCATGCAAAAAGCGCCGATGCCGGGAGATATCCCCCGGATGGGGATATTTGACAAACCGGTGAAAATAGCTGGTTAGGCAGGGGAATTATGGATGAGGCTGATCTGGGCAACATGTTTGCCGAGAAATATTTGAGGGGAGAGATCGCCAGGGCCGTGGGGGCAAATAATCATTTGCCCGCACATGGCGCAAACGACGGCGTCTGCGATGACTGCGGGGAGATCATCCCTTTGCCGCGGCGTGAGGCCGTGCCCGGGTGCAGGCTCTGCATTGATTGCCAGAGAGACAGGGAGAGGGAGGCGTAGATGACACCTGAGCAGATCGGGGGCTTGACGGCGTTGGTGGGGCTGCTGGAAAAGGTGAGCGGGTGGCCTGTTTGGTTTTTGATCCTTCTGCTTATCATAGGTCCGTGGATCGTGATGCTCTTGCTCGATCGCAACAATGAGAGGCGATTCCTTGCCCAAAAACAACAGTATGATAGCAACGTCACGCTTTTGAAGGAAACGCAGTCAATTGCGAAAGATCTGAAAGAGATCGTTATTCTCAGTACTCAGACGTCTCAAAAACTTACAGATAGTGTCGAGCAAAATCAGTTCTGCCCGATGTTGAGGCTCGAAAAGCAGGCGAAGGGGATACATCTATGAGCGAAAGACTGATGCTGGAAGGCGCGCTACAGGAAAAAAAGATGCAGTCCATAAATCTTGCGACCCGTGCCGAGGGCCTGATCCGGGCGCTGAAGATTTCCATTCAGCCCGCCTCCATTACACCCTTGAAGGATCTGCGGACCGACGAGATCCGGGAACTGGCGATCGAGTTGGACAGCCTCAGAATTGAGTATGTCAATCTTACCCAACAAATGACGGACATCAGCCGGGAGCTGGGTAAATGACGGCAATCCGCAGACAGCATGGCCGGGTGAGGGATGAGTTGCCCTCCGAGATCCGCGAGCAGGTGGACAGGCTTTTAATTGAAGGCGGGACCACATATGACGACATCCAGGCGTGGCTGTCTGAGCAGGGCTACGACATAAGCCGTTCCGCGATCGGAAGATACGGCAAGGATTTTTTCAGCCAATACCAGAGGCTGAGGATGATCGAGGATAAATCCAAGGCCCTGGTCTCCGAGGCCGGAGACGGCATGGTGCTGGAAGAGGCCCTGAGCAAGATTTTTGCGCAGAAGATATTGGAGACGCAGCTTGACGAGAGCCTGGATATCAAGCAGCTCCCCAGAATCATCAGTGACTTTGCAAAGCTACAGGCGTCAAGCGTGCTGCGGGAACGCATGAAGGCGGATTTTAAAACGAAATTCGACAAGGCCGCTGACAAGGTGGCAAAGAAAAAGAATGTGGATCCGGAAACACTCCGCATGATCCGCGAGGAGGTCTATGGCATCATCTAACGCCGCGGTACCTCTGACCGATTATCAGCTCAACTGGGTGAAGGACAAGAGCCGCTTTAAAATCGGCGTCATTACCAGGCAGGGCGGAAAATCGTTCGGCACGGCGTTGGAGGCGGTGGATGACTGCATGGAACACAAGACCATGTGGGTGTTTCTCTCCGCGGGCGAGCGCCAGAGCAGGGAGCTGATCGGCAAGGCGAAGCTGCACGCCAGGGCCTACAACATGGCGGTGGATGAGATAGAGGGCGATTTCAAGGCCGAGGACGGCACCACATACAAGCAACTGGAGATCATCTTCCCGAACGGCAGCCGCATTGTGGGCCTGCCCGCCAACCCGGATACGGCCCGTGGCTGGAGCGCAAACATCCTCCTGGATGAATTTGCCCTTCACCGCGATAGCCGCGAGATCTGGAAGGCCTTGTTCCCGACCGTGACACGGGGCTTTAAGATCCGGATCATATCCACGTTTAAGGGTAAGGGCAACAAGTTTTACGAGCTGTTTTTCAGCGCCCCGACATTGCAGCAGTTTACCGGTCCTGCTTACGAGCACGTGGGCGACCGGGGCGGATGGAGCAAGCACTCTGTAAATATCTATCAGGCGGTTGGAATGGGCCTTGATCTGCACGATGACGAAGGAAAACCCATTGAGCCCGATGACCTGAGGCTGGCCCTGAACGATGACGACGCCTGGGCCGAGGAGTTTGAGTGCATACCCTCCGATGAGGTCTCCGCCTTTTTGACCCATGACATGATATCCGCTGTAGAGGATGTGAAAATTGAAAAGACGCCCCTGTGGGTGGAAAGACTGATAGCGGCCGCGGAGGAAAATTACCAGGAATACAAGCGGACCAAGGTCCGGCCCCCACTGCCCCTTGAAGTGCTCAAAAACGTGGAGTTTCTTGGTGATCTCTATGTGGGCATGGATATCGGCAGGAAAAAAGACTTAAGCGTCATATGGCTGGACCAGAAGATTGACAGCATTCTGCGGACAGCGGCTGTGATTGATCTTAAGCGGCAGCCGTTTTTTGTGCAGGAGCAGGTGCTGCACGTGATCCTGTCGCAGAATGCGTTTAAACGGATGTGCGGTGATGAGACAGGCATTGGCGCTCAACTGGCTGAAGGGGCCAAGGACAGGTTTGGAGAGCACAGGGTCGAGGGGATACCCTTTACGCAGGAAAACAAAGAGACCCTGGCCGTGGGCCTGAAAAACAATTTTGAGGACAGGGGGAGCCTGATACCAGCGGATAATACCGTGAGAAACTCCCTCCACAGCGTAAAGAAATATGCAACGACGACAAAGCATTTCCGCTTTGATGCAGAGAGGACAGACGCCACAGGCCACGCGGATCATTTCTGGGCAAAGGCCCTGAGCACACAGGCTGCAAGCGGAAAGCCCGCAGGGCCGATTGAATATCAATCTACAGGGCGGAAACGGACTTACACCCGCATGGCGAATTTTTAGGAGGAAAAATATAGGTCGTATAAGGCCTACAGGACCTATATTTTCAAGGAAATCAGATGGCCGACGAAACAAAACCAAAACCCGAGACCAATGAAATAGCCACAGCCGCGAAAGACATTGACATGTTCGCGGGCTGGCTGGGCCGCATGGAAAACCCGGACCCGGTACTGCGGACCGAGTCCGCAGGCAAGGGACTGAAATTATACGACGAGGTGACCAGGGACGCCCACGCAAAGAGCGTTTTACAGACCAGGGCCTTGGCGGTTATCGGCAAGGAGTGGGAGGTCGTCCCCGGCGGGGATGCGGATGACGGGCAAAACCAGGAGATAGCGGACTTTGTGCAAGACGCGCTTTTGTCGTGCAACTTTGACCAGGCAAGACAGGAGCTTTTAAAGGCCGTGCTCTACGGGTTTTATGTGGGGGAGGTCATATGGGGGGTGAGAGACAGGACGGATAGGACCGATAGGACGAATAAGGCCAATAGGACCTATATGGCGGAGGGGGGGATTGTGCCGGTGAAGATCAGGGTGAAACACCCCCGGCGCTTCAGCTTCACTATGGACAGGGAGCTTAGGCTGTTGACGCCCTCGAACATGGTTGAAGGCGAGCCCGTGCCGGACCTGAAATTCGTCTCGTTTACCTTCGGCTCAAGCGACAACCCTTACGGCGAAGGCCTGGGCCAGGTGCTATGGTGGCCGGTTTGGTTCAAGAAAAACGGCATCAAGTTCTGGCTGGTATTCCTGGAAAAATTCGGCATGCCCACGTCACACGGCAAATATCCGGCGGGCACGTCTCCGGATGAACAGCAAAAGCTTTTGGACGCCATTGACGCCATGCAGACCGAGACAGGAGTTGTCACCCCGGACACCATGCAGATTGAGCTTATCGAGGCGACCCGCACGGGAAAAGTGGAATACGGGGGCCTGTGCGAGTACATGGACAGGCTGATCAGCAAGGCCGTTCTGGGCCAGACCGCCACTACCGAGGGGACGCCCGGAAAACTGGGAAATGAAGACGCCCAGAACGAGGTGCGCGCGGATATCATCAAGGCTGATGCGGACCTGTTGTGCGAGTGCTTAAACGACACCCTGATCCGCTGGATTGTGGATTACAATTTCCCGGGCGTAATTAAGTATCCGAAGATATGGGTCAGGTGCGAGGAAGGGGAAGACCTCAAGGAACGAATAGCCGTGGACAAGACCCTGGCAGTGGATCTGCGCCTGCCTATGGGCGCGAAATATTTTTATGAGACCTATGCGGTGCCCAAGCCCGAGGACGGGGAGGAATTGGTATGCTCGTCTGCGCAGGCAGGCTCACAGGGCGAGACAGGTTTCGCGGAAAATATAGGTCATATAGAACCTATAAGCCCTATGTCTACAGTAAAAAAAAAGCCCGAGGACAGGGCCATTGAGGCGC